GGGCAGTTCTGTGTTTTCACTGCGACCCACTAAGAACCAAGCCAATTGTTGGCTTGGAACAATGTGGTGAAGCATGTGAAGGGACATTGAATCAGAAGCGGACTCTAAATCTATGGTGCAGAATGCACCATCGATGGAACCGCGTCTGCTCAGTTCTCTATTTATATCGGGTTGAAGGCTAAGATCTATTCCGAAGAACGATCGAAGCCTATCCTCGATAAGAGAGCCTAGACCGAGCTGATAACCCATATTGAGGGTAGGCTCGATGCATATGCTCCTAGAGATATCGCGCGTCTTAGGTACAAACCGTAGACGGTTACTGCTAACTACCGTAGGCATCCCAAAACTAGAAAGACGGAATTGCTCCGCAATTTCCCATTCTGGTAGCCTTTTAATGTAGTTCCGATACGCTCGGTACAGACCAATGCTTGAAGTCGATAGGTCACTTTCAAAGAACTTCGTATAGAAGTCCGTTGACGAGCTACCTATAGACGACCCAGGACCACTTCGCACCCGATCAAAGATTTGGTCGGAAGAAGTGATGAGAGGGTCTCCATCTGGATAGAAGAAGTCATAGACGACGCTTCGCAGCTCGCCCATTAAGACTTCGTCCCAGGTGGATTCAGGCTGATAGCTCCAGTTTCTGCAGCGCTCATTAACGCTAAGAAACTTTTCGAGGGCAGGTTTGTCTGTCGCACTCTGATCGATATCGTCTTGAAATTTCTTCAAGACGCTCGTAAGAAGCTTCAGGCTAGCCATCTCTCGATGGGAGATATCAGGCCAGGGCTCTATAGAGGCGAAGTTATCGTCCTGAAGACGGCTAACAACGCTTCCTGGGAGCCCGGAGGCAAGGTCATGTAAGCAATCGAGGTACAAAGAACGAGGGTGTATGTGGCCCATCGCTTAGCACTCCGTATCAGTTTCTTTTTACGCTCAGCGCTAACCGGAAGCATTTTATGCTACTCCGGAAACACCCGTGTCACCTATGCCAGCAGACTGCTGGCTGAGGGTACCGATGTGGGCGCTGAGAGCCGCACGAACGTTGGGCGCGTCAGCCGTATCTGCCCCTGCCGGGACCTCAATAGAGGTCGTAATCAGCATGGTCTTAGACGGTTGACCGACCAAAGGTGTAACACCTTTGCGGGTGATCACCTTATATACGTTCATGGGAACTGATGCCAGTTGCCCATTCGAGCTGAGGGACGGAAGTACGCGAAGTACTTTCGGCCACCAGTACGAAATGGTAAACGGGCGTGCTACGGAGTGAACGTCAACACCGGTCTGAGTTCCGCCAAGGGCGGTAACCGCAACTTGTTTGACATTCGCGTCCGGTCCGGCCATGCTGACATTTGTATACGTCGGCGAGGTCAGACCGGTCTGGGCCGCACCCGTAATGGGTGAGGTGATGTTGACAGTCATTGGACTGTACTCCTGGGTTTAACGAGGTTAATGTTTTGAAGTAGTGAGTTTCGCAGTGGTCAATGCGGCTAAATTAAGCCACTTGGTTCCTAGGCCTGGTAATTCAAATTGAATTTCAGGTAGGGGGACCGAGTTTATTGACGTACGGTTCACAGACTTCCTATACAACCATCCGGAGCCGTTTCTCGTATATCGGTACATAACTTCGGCGATGTTTAAGGTGGTATTAATACCATAAACAGTGGATAAGGACTCAGTTCTGAGGGTAGAACACCCCCAGGCCAGTCCCATCCGGCCGATAGAATAAGCCGAAATTACGTCACCTATATTGGTGAAGTAATCGATCACGAACGACCATGGCAGAAGTTCCCAAGCTGTAGGCAGGAAGTCTTTAGGTGCAAAACCTAAAGTCCCGGCTGTAAAGCTTGAGTTCCCTGCTACGGTAGTACGTATCGCCCCTTTATAGCGGTGTTGTACCGTTTTAGAGGTTAGAATACGTGCGTATGCGTTCACGAAGTTCAAATTCTGAGAAGTCGCAACATCACTAGATTCACTGCCTGAAGCGATTGCGGTAATCGGTATTAACTGATTACACAATTGCTCTTGGCGGCGGTCTAAGTATGTACGCGCATCATCAATGTCTTTGATCAACGGAGCCCATCCAAACATGTATTCGAGATACGTATCAGCTAGGTCTTTGTCAAGACGCCGTTTCGGACCCCTCTTCCGCTTCTGTGCGGTTGACAGATAGTCGTCGACGGACTTGCGCAAAGCCTTGGCTGGATTCTTGATCATACGAAGCGTTTCAGCAAGCTCACCCAACGCAGTTGCACCTTGAAACAAGGTTAGCTGCGATGCGAGCTTCTTATAAAACGCGGTAGCGGCCCGATTACTTACGGAGTTGACAAGTGAGGCTGATGGCGCGGAAGGTACGCTGGTAAGTCCAAAGGACCACCAGCCTGCCGTCTTACGCATATAGACCCACCCATAGTTTCCTTTCCAAGTAGTCCCGCGCATGTGGTCCATTAACGGCTCGATGTACCCCCGCTCCAAAGTGGCTGAAAAGTCACTTGTAGCGTTGATACCTCTTGCAATTTTTTGGCGCCATCCAGGCACGGACGAACCATTTCTGCTGCTGCTAAGCGTCCGAAACGTGAGGCCAGTCGAAGGTACAAACGGGAATTTATTTGTGTAAATCCCCGGGTTACCATACGGCCAGCCATCAACGATCTCGTCTCTTGCAACAACAGGAAAGGTACTTATTCTGGAAACCATGAGAAACTCCAATAACAGGGTGGTTGAAGCCCTGGTACTAACGCCCTTGGAAGGGCGGCCGAGTACGGGCAGAGAGAGCCAGAGCACGGATGCTCTGAGGGTGGGG